GCAAAACGTAGAAAATCATATTGTGCAAGAAGCGCAGGTCAATTAAGAAATTCATCAGCTAAAACTAGAAATGATCCTAATTCAAGAATAAGACAAGCAAGAAGACGTTGGAAATGTTAGACAGATTGCTATTGAGTTTTTTCGGTGGATTAGATAATGTGTTTTCTAAAATAGAAACATACGCTATTAAACTTACTGAATGGTGTTGGCATTCAAGAGTTAATTTATTACATAAAAAAAGGAGAAAGAAACATGCAACAAGAAGAAACAATAATAATACATAAACTACAAAAACATCTAAAACAATCGTATGAAGATATTGCAGATACCATGATTGGTGGCGGTATTGACAATATGGAAAAATACAAGTATATGATGGGACAGGCACATGCCTATTTAAAAATATCACAGGAAATCTCTAACCTGCTAAAACCAAAGGAGCCAAAAAATGACACTAAGAGAACAAACAACGTTGTCGACTTCGGATTCGACAAAAACTAAATCAGCTCTATTAGACAAATATAAAAACGATCATCAAAAAGAAGTTGATGGTTATGAGCGTTTAAAAACAAAAGAAGTAAACAAATTACCAAATCCAACTGGATGGAGAATGTTAGTTCTACCATTCAAAATGCCAGAAAAAACTAAAGGTGGATTATTCCTGGGGCAGGATACATTGGAAAGACAGCAAGTTGGTTCAACATGTGGACTTGTATTAGCTATGGGACCACACTGTTATGATAAAGATAAATTTCCAGAAGGACCCTGGTGTAAAAAAGGTGACTGGATAATTTTTGCAAGATATGCTGGATCAAGAATTCAGATAGATGGTGGGGAAGTAAGATTGCTAAATGACGATGAAGTTTTAGCAACCATCGAAAATCCCGAAGATATACTTCATCAATATTAATCATAGGAGAAAACTATGCCAAACGTAGAAGAAAATAAAACAGTTGATATTGATACATCTGGTCCAGGTGCTGAAATTGAACTGCAAGAAGAAAAAGATGAATCGGTAGTTAATACTGAAGCATCAAACGAAGAAAAAACGGAACAACCTTCCGAGGACAAAACGTTTGAAAACGAACGTGAGACTAAACTAGACGAGGCTACAACAGAAGATAAAAAAGAAGATGATAATGAGTTAGAGCAATATTCTAAAGACGTTAAAAAAAGAATATCTAAACTTACTCATAAATGGAGAGAAGCAGAGAGACAAAAAGATGAAGCTTTAGGTTATGCTGAAAAAATGATTTTAGCTAAAACAAAAGTTGAAGACAGACTCTCGAAGCTTGAACCAGGATACTTGAAGTCTACAGAAGATAGTATTATTTCAGGTGTACAAGCAGCCCAAGCTAAACTTGCAGCAGCAAGAGAAGCAAACGATTTAGCAGCTGAAGCAGAAGCTTTAACATCTATTTCTGAACTGGGTTATAAAAAAGCTAAACTTGAGGAAACAAAAGTTGCTCAAGAAGAGTATAACAAGAAACAGGAATCAAAACCTGCTTCTGAAATTAACTTAAATAGACAACCAGTATCACAAGGAACACCTGATCCAAAAGCTGAATCATGGGCTCAAAGTAATGCATGGTTTGGTCAAGATACAGCTATGACTTATACTGCTTTTGATTTACATAAAAAGTTAACAGAAGAAGAAGGATTTGACCCATCAAGTGACGAATATTATGGTGAAATTGATAAGAGAATAAGACTTGAATTTCCCCACAAATTTGGTACAACAGAATCTACGGAAACGGCTAAGCCTGTACAGACGGTTGCTTCGGCAAGACGTACTACAAAATCTGGTCGCAAAACTGTAAGACTCACACCTTCACAGGTAGCAATTGCTAAAAAATTAGGTGTGCCACTTGAAGAGTATGCAAAACAACTAAATATCACGAAGGAGGTATAAGCATATGGAAAATAATAATAATAAAAGAACCTCACGTGCGAGTCAAACAAGAGAAAAAACTTCTCATAAAAAAGTTTGGACTCCACCATCATCTTTAGATGCACCCCCTGCGCCAACAGGTTTTAAACATAGATGGCTAAGAGCTGAATCTTTAGGATTTCAAGATACTAAGAATATCGCTGGAAGACTAAGATCTGGATATGAATTGGTTAGATCTGATGAATATCCTGATAGCGATTATCCAATTGTTGAAGACGGCAAGTACAAGGGAGTGATCGGAGTTGGTGGCCTAGTGCTGGCTAGGGTACCGGAAGAAATCGCAAAACAGCGTAATGAATATTATGCTAGACAACATGAAGACAAGGTAAAAGCTGTCGACAACGATTTAATGAAGGAACAGCACCCTGACATGCCAATCAATATTGAAAGGCAGTCACGTGTAACCTTCGGTGGTACAAAGAAAAGTTAATTTTTTAACAATTCCTAAACCGCTGGATAAACTTAACCCGTGAGTGAAAACTCACAAAAGGAGAAAATATAATGGCAAATAAAGACGCAGCTTTCGGTTTGAGAGCAATCGGAAAAGTTGGCCAGAATAGAGACAACCAAGGTTTATCCGAATACGATATCGCAGCGAACGCAACAGCGATTTACCAAAATGACCCTGTCGAAATGGCAGCCACTGGTACAATCACTGTAGCGGCAGCAACAGATACCCTATTAGGATCACTTAATGGTGTTTTCTTTACTGATGCTAACACAAGCAAGCCTACATATGCTAATCACCTTAACGCATCTAACACTGCAACTGACATTGTTGGATTCGTATCTGATGACCCATATGAAAGGTTTGAAGTACAATCAGACGGCGCAACTGCAGCAGCAGACGTTGGTCTAAACGCTGACATTGTATACGCAGCTGGTAGTTCACCAGATTATGTATCAAAAGTTGAGTTAGACTTTTCTGATCAAAAAACTGCAACAGCACAATTAAGAATACTTGCAATATCTAACGACATTGAAAATAACACAGCAGGATCTGCTAATGTTAACCTTGTTGTTATGATTAACGAGCACTTCTTGAAAGGAACGGTAGGTATCTAATGGCCATATCACGAGGACAACTAGTTAAAGAACTAGAGCCAGGTTTGAATGCACTATTCGGTCTGGAATATAAACGTTATGAGAACCAGCATGCTGAAATATATGCTACAGAATCTTCAGACAGAGCGTTTGAAGAAGAAGTAATGTTATCAGGTTTCGCAAATGCTCAAGTTAAAGCTGAAGGAAGTGGAGTTGTTTTTGACAATGCTCAAGAAACTTTCACTGCAAGATACAGTCACGAGACTGTAGCTCTTGCCTTCGCAATAACTGAAGAAGCAATTGAGGACAACTTGTATGACAGACTTGCTAGTAGATATACAAAAGCACTTGCTAGATCTATGGCAAATACTAAACAAGTAAAATCTGTTAATCCATTAATCAATGGACTACCAGGTGGTACGTTCTTATCAGGTGACGGTGTTACTTTAATAAACACTGCGCACCCGACTATCGCTGGTAATGTATCTAATACATTAGCAACGGCTGCTGACTTGAACGAAACTTCATTAGAACAATCATTAATTGACATTGCTGGAATGACAGACGAAAGAGGTCTGAAAATTGCTGCAAGAGGTGTTAAAATGATTATCCCTTCTGAGCTTCAATTTACAGCTGAGAGATTAATGAAATCTCAAGGTAGAACAGGAACAGCTGATAATGATATCAACGCAATTGTTTCTATGGGAATGATTCCTCAAGGTTATAGAGTGAATAATTTCTTAACTGATACAGATGCGTTTTACATTATGACAGATGTACCAAATGGTATGAAGTACTTCGAAAGATCGCCAATTAAAACGGCGATGGAAGGTGACTTCGATACTGGTAACGTAAGATACAAAGCTAGAGAAAGATACTCTTTTGGAGTTTCAGACTTTAGAGGTATTTTTGCATCACCAGGCGCATAATACTTAATAAATTTGTGGCGGGACATAGTTCCGCCACATTTAAATCACAAAATAAAAGAGTTATGAAAAAAATTTTAATAAATATCTGGGCATATAATCATCATGCCAAATTTGAAGTAGAATCAGAAGATTCCCCAACATCACTAGAAAATGCAATCCTTGACAAACTAGGAAAAAATAGTATAGTTTGGGAAAACCTTGGAAATAGTTATAATGACAAGGTAAATAGAATAACCTATGAGGAGGTTATAGATGATACAAGACCTATACAAAGCAAAAAGGTCCTTGGAGTTGAAGTGGGAACAGGAGCATCTATCTAATAATAGATACACTCTTGAAATGGTCAGGATTGATGACAAAGTTAAACAAATCATTACTGACATTAAGCTGGAAGAAGCAGCCATTGCTCACAGACAAAATACTGTAGAAGGTATTGCTCCGCAGGTTTCAGTAGCTACTTAATACAAAAGCTACATCGTAAAAACATCATTTACATTACAGGCTCTCTTGCGCTCTACTTAAAACTATTGTATAAAAGACACACTATATAAATTAACTAGAATACTGACGAGTATAGTCGACGGCCTAGAGACAGTATTCATAAACTAGGAGAATATAATTATGGCAAACACTACTTTTTCTGGACCAATATTAGCTGGTAGTATTAAAAATACTACTGGAACTACTGTTGGAACAGATATGAAAAACACAGGTCAAGTTGTAATGGCACAAAGCTTTGCAATTGATCTTTCAGGAGGAGCAATCGCAGCTGAAGCTTCTAATGTAATAATTCCAGCAAACTCTCAAATCATTGATTGTATTTTTGATATTATTACAGCAGCAAATACTACTACTAATATTAGTGTTGGTTTTGTTGGTGGCGCAGCTAATGCTCTTGTAAATGCTTATACAATTGGAACAACAGCAGGAAGACAATACCCAACAACAAAAGCGGGTGGAGCTCTTGCTTGGGAAGACATTGGAACTTCTGATCAAAGACTTAACTTTACTAATTCTGCAGGAACAAATGCAGGTGAAGTTAGAATCACAGTTACGTATCAGCAAAATACAAACTTTGCATAATAACTAATTAGTGTGGGGCTTCGGCCCCACATATAAATTTTAAGGAGAAACAATGGCATCATACTCAAGTGATCAACTCGTAGCTCACGCTACAGGAGACGGATTATTAGTTCCAAGAAACCAAAGAGCTAGAAT